AAAGACATGGCTAATATTACTCCGATGATTGCGATTGTTTTCTCTTTCATTGTTCTTGTTGTTTAGTTATCATTTCTATTTAATTTAAGGGGTAAAAATTGCCACTTATCATTTCTTAATATGGCATGACTATTTCCGCTCCATCTTCGCAACTTGTATCTACTATGTCAAGGTTTCCGCTAAACACATAGCCAGTAGCTTTTAATAACCGTTCAAGTATTTCTAACATTTCTTCCATTCCCAAGTCATTGTGTGGAACTTCGTATGTTATTTTATGGTCGTATTGTTCTATTACTATTTTCATCCGTGTTTATTTAGGCATTGTTCTACTTAAATCCTTGCTTTTGTATTCGTCTTTTAGTCGTTCCAAGTAAAGTACAAAGTCCATAGCTTCTTCTTGTGCGTGTGTAAGCCATTGTAAGGTGCTTAAATCGGTTCTTTCTAGTGTTGTGTTGTACTTGGTTATTCCTACTTGCGAACGTTCAGCAAATCGGCTTAAAACACGTAATACTATTTTGTCTTCTATTTGTTGGTTCATAATTTGTATATTTCTTCTTTAACTTCTTGCCAATAATTAGTATATCTTCCAACTAAAGATATTATCTCGTGTACCGCAATTAATGCAGCTACTTTTCCTCCGTTTTTATTTAATAAACATTGGTATGAAAATCTATCTATTAACTCAATTGCTTTTTCTTTTGGTGTCATAAGAAATTTATTAAGGTGTTATAATACTCTCTGCAAAGCTCCACGCGTTCTTTGATTGCTTCGATTACCTTTTCGTCTTTTTCTACTTCGAAGACTTTAACGCGTCGGTTATCTGGTATGTGATCAAAGTTATGTCGTTTTTGTACTTCGTCGCGTAGGTCTATGCTTTCTTCTAGTAAATTTGCGTTCCAGTGTGCGCGTCTTACTTCGTCTTCGACCATTTCTTCGGGTGTGTTAACTAAACAATAGCAAAGCAACGCCCGAGTTTTACCCGTAAGTTCTAAATATCCTTGAAGTTGGTAGTAATAGTCCTTTGTAGGAATTTCAGTTTCAAAAAACGGAAAGGTTGATCCATCCCAAGAAGATTTTATTTCTAGTAGAACTTGCTCCGTGTTTACGTCGGGTGTTCCAGTCATGAAGTCGTTACTAAAATGTTCTTCGTTTTTCCACGTAAAGCCTAAATCTAGAATGTCCGAAACTAATTTGATAGCGTCATCTTCTACTAGAATACCTTTGTCCGTGTAACGGCTGTAGAATTGTTTCTTAATTCCGTACTTGTCTTGTATAACTTGTTCTTCGATATATGTTTTAGCGGTTTGACTTAATAACTCCCCCTTTGTGCGGGGGTTTGTCATTATCTTACCTATTGCAGAACATCTAATCTTAAAAGTATTCATAGCGCGTTAATTAAATCGGTTTGACCTTGTGTTAATTCGAACTTACTTTCAAGTTCTTCGCGTGTATACTTACCCGCGTTAATAGCTTCTACAGCACTTTGAAAGCGTTTAGCGTCTATAGTAGGTAATTTCTTTACTTGTTCGCCACTTGCGTCCGTGTCTTTGTCGGTTACTAGTCCTAACATTGAACTGATAGCGTAACGACGTACGTAAGTAATAGCCGAACCCATAACTTGAAAGTCGTTCATACCTTTTAACGCTACGTTCTGTGGAATTGCCGTAGTGCTTTCGATTGTTTCGCCACTTTCGACGTGAAATAAACACGTAACTAAATTAGTGTCGTTAATCAACTGAGTAAATCCTAGTCCGTGTTTTTTTAGTAACGGATTAATTACGCTAAAGATTTTAGGTAAATCGGAATACGAATACCCGTAACCTTGTGTCGCTTTGTGGATTACTGGTACTTCTTGTTGGAATGTAGCCAACGCTTTAAATAAATTTTTCATATAAATTAGTTTTGTTTAGACAAAGATAGTTTAGATTTTGATATAAACAACACTTTAACAAAAAAAAGTTAAAATTTTTTGATATTTTTAATTTTAGTGGTGTAAGTGTCGCTTTTAAACGTCCATTCGCTATGGTCTATTTCGCCTTTTTTCTTAAGGTCGGCTATTTTGTAGAACTCGTCTTTATCTAGGTAGCCTATTACGTACCCGTAACTCATGTCTACAGACACTGAACACCAAAGATAATAGTCTGTTTGCTGTGTGTGATTAAACGCGCTTATGTTAGCGTTAAATTCGTCGGTGGGTTCTTTGTCTGTTTTGATTGTTTTAACGTCTATTTTTTTGCCGTTGCTGATTAGGTCGTAATTGTAGTCACCTTCGTATTTAACCTCTTTTCCTTTTGATCGTAGAAACTCCATAGTAATAACTTCGCCTACAGCACCATGTAATTGGCTTTCACCTTTGGTAATTGAATTCTTTAAACACTTGAAGTTGTAAAGGTCTTTTGCTTCTTCTATTTGTTCGGGGGTTATGTATATTTTATTCATGTCAAAAGGTTTACCTTGTTTTTGTATATTCTAATTATTTCTTTTAATTCGTCTACGCTCCATTTTTTCGTAAGATGCGCCCGTTCTTGGAGTTCGAGTAGCTTTTGCGCTCCGATTCTTTTCTGAATTCCTATCTGGTAGTTCAAAAGGTTGCCACTTAGGAACGTGTTACAGTGTTCACATTGTAGGTGTACGTTATCCTCGTCAAAGCGAACGTTACTATGTCCGCCTTGACTAAAATAGTGGCCAGCGTTTTTTTTCTTTGGCATTTGGTTACATGAAACGCACCATAAACCGTTGTCGCGAAGTCTTATATACTTGTTAAAGATTGTCTGCGCTTCTTTTAACCAGTCTTGTGTCGTTTTTAGGTCGTTCTTCATTCGTGTTTTCGTTTCCTTCCATTGTTTTACCTTGACTTCTTCGACAAAGGCTTTAATACATTCGTCTTTTAAGCAAAACTTGTGATTAAAACGGATAGGTTCGAACTTGTCTTTGCAATTTTTACATCTCATTTTTACAGCTGTTTAGTATTTCTATTGCTAATTGTTCTGGTATTTTACTTCTATTGTAACTATCTTTTTTTCCTTGCGTTCCCGTCTTAGATCCTCTAGGAGCGCTTTCATGGTGGCAATATTTATTTCCGTTATGACATTCGTGTTTAGGAATCCAGCCATTTGGATTAAATACACTAAATAAATGATTAGTGAATATGTCTGTAGGCTTTGCGCGGTCGTCACCATATTGGCAATACCAAACGGTTGCCCTATCTATTCCTTTTACAAATGGCATTTTTCGCATCATTCCGCGAGGGTTTTCAATAAAGAATTTTAGTTTAGGATTAAGAGTTAAATAGTAATTGATTAACCTAATTTGATTGTAATTAACCGCGTCGCATTTTTTAGCGTAGTCACTAACTGGAATCGTTCCGTTTCTGTGGTGGCTAATCGCAGCTATTGAATAAGTAGTACAATCTGGACTAGTCCATATAACATCTGGAATAAATGGAATGTCCATAGGGTTTAATTTTTCAATGTCAATGACTAAATCTATATTTTCGTAGTTAGTCCAGTCTACAGAAAAAACATTCATACCCATTTGTTCGGCTACTTTTCCTATTGATCTACTACCAGCGTGTAACTCTAATATATTCATTAGTCGAATTTTATAGTGTCAGTGATCCATTTTCTAAACTCTAGCTGTAATTCAATTTGCTGTTTGAATATTTCTTCGCGGTTTTCTCCATGTACTTGTAAAACTCGGTTGTCTACGCGTCTTATTTCGTCGACTAGTATGTTAGCTTTACGTTTTAGGTCTTGTTTAAAAACGAACTGGTCGTTAAGGTCGTCTATAAAGTCGGCTAGTACGGGTAATACAGCGGACAAGGTTACTAATTTGTGGTTTTTTGTCATAGGTCTAGGTTTTTAAATTTAATTTCGTGTTCTAAATCGTTAATCTTTTCTTTTAGCTTGCCGTTAATCAACATGGCGTAGTTTATTTCGCGTCCTATCATACGCATTTCGTTTTCTAGGTCGTATATAGTCTTTTCTATTTCTGTTAAGTCTAGTTCTACTTCGTTTGCGCCTTTGATAAATGCGGTTGCGTTTGGTTTCTTTTCTTCTAGGTCTTCTCTAGTTAGTCTAATCCGTGTTTTAATACTTTGAAGTTTGCTTTTTACTAGCAATAGTTGTAATACTATGTCCATTATTCCATTAGTTTTAATTTGTGTCCTAAATTCGTTAATATTTTTGGTTCGTCTTTTTGTGGCGCGCCGTAAATCTTTTCGTATACATTCGGTGCTTTGGTAATTTGTTCAAAATAGCTTAATCGTTCTTTATCGAACCAGATTTCAATACTCCCTATATTTCCGTTTGAACGTGGTTTAATCTTATTGAAATGAATTTCAGCTAGGTTATGCGTCGGGTCTTCGCGGTGTACTGTTATCATGCACTTACCAGAGTTAAACCATTCCGAACCGCCCTTTAAATCGTATGGACTAGGTGGGTTACGTTTTCCGTTTTCCTTTTCAGTTAGTTTCGGGTGAATGATTGTATGTAAATGCAACCCGTTGTCTTCTGCTATTTGGTTTCTGTAAGGCAAAACGTATTC